CTTGTAACGTGCTGCTTTAGTAGCAACTCACTTGGCAGACAACAATCTATAATTTCCGTGATGTCATCGGCATTTACATCTCTTTTGTGGCTGCTCATATATGCCATTATAGAAATAACATCTACCTCCTTTCCTTCGGATAGCATAGTAACGAAGGCATTGAAGATAATTTCGCATTTCTTGTTATAGAAACATTCTGGCGAGATGTCTTCTTGCACGGCATAGAACATTCTATTGTACATTATGAGTGTACCGACAACGGAACGTTCTGCACTTAAGTCATTAACAAGATTTTCCATTATTACCCCTCCTTTGCCAACGTGACAACCTACTACTTAAATTCCATGTCTTTTCAAGTTCACATCTCATTTTGTTGCCTTTCCTGTCTGGCTCTGCCCAATATTCGTAAAAGTCATTAAGCATATCTTTTCCATATTTTCCAAGATATGGGGATAACTCATTTTGGAACTTTTTCATTCTTTCAGAGATAGGCAAAGAAATATTTTTCTTTGGTACGTTAGTACTTTCTTTATATCCTTTTCCTTTTCCTTCTCCTATTCCTATTCCGCTATTGTTTTGCTTTTGTTTGCTATTGTTTTGCTTTTGTTTTGCGTTATCGTTTCCAACATTGCGAGATGTACCCTTGCCATTTCGCCCACCCATTGCACCTGCTTTGGCTCTCATGTTTGATATTTCTCTACCATGCTCTAATATTGGTTTGATTAACTCCCAAACAATGCTATCCGCCTCATCTTCAAAAGTAGGCTCTTCATTGAAGAATACATAATCGCTCATCTTGCGGACTACTCGCCCATAACGTTCGTCAGAGACTTTTGACAACGCCCTGTGATACGATTCAAAGAAACTGAATTTTTTATCTTTTTCCATGTGATTCCCTCCACTTTTTTAATCCGCCAAATACATTATACTCTCTGCTCTCGCTATCTACCAACGGACTGTTATATAATTCGTTGATAACTTCTGATAGTATCTTCACATCGCTCATGGTGTTACCCCTCCTGTATCTTTAGGCATGAATCACGATAGAAAGTTTTTCCGCCTATATGCAGCGGTGTCAAAACACCACACTTGCACCAACGCCAAAGGGTGCTTTTATCCACTCCGTGACGTGCTGCAAACTCTTTGGGCGTGAACATCGGCTCAGGTTTTACCTCCTCAATGTTTTTAGCCTCATCGATGAGAGACAAAGCAAACTCTTTAAGGTCTGCCACGCTTACCACCAATTGCACATTTGCATTTGTGCTTAATAATTCTTTAATGTTCATCTTTTTAAGAGATTATTAGTGTGTGGTCTTGGAATAACCTAACAGGCGGTTACAATATACCACCACAACAAAAGAGCCTGTTATCATCTTTGTTGCTGCTGCAAAAATAGAACAAAGTAAAACGGCAAACAATTAAAAGGGAATAAAGGGAATGAAAGGGAATGAAAAGGGAATAAAAAAGGGAAAAATGATTGTACGAAAAAGGCAGCAATTTAATGCTGCCTATTGTTATCGTTTTATTTCTGCATACGTTTTCCAATTGTCGTAACCTGTTACCTTTTTGCCGAATATACCATATATCTTGTCATGGACTTTTTTTATTGTGTTATTATCGAATAATTTTAATCGGTTTGCTTCCTTAACTATACTTTCTCCTTTCTTTGCTTTTTCACAAATCAACAAAAACCCTTTAAGTTTATCCTTGTTATTGTCAAACATTTCTAATAGAACGTTGTCATTAAGTCCCTTTCTTACTCGCTCTGGCAATTCGTTTTCTTGTTGAGGCTGCTCGCTTTCGGTGTCCGCCCACTCGCTAATTATCTGCCTGCGTGTGTCGGAAAGTTTGTAGCCGTTTGGGTTTTGCTCATAAAACAAAAATATGTTTTCCACAAAATCGGTTTTGCTCATTCTTCCTTTTTCATAGTCATACCAGAAAGAAAGCAAATCGAATATGTGTTTTTTGTTCGTTTTCTTTGAAATAGTCTCAACGGCATTGGGAATAAATCCGTTCTCTTTGACAAAAGAAATATCTTTTCCGCTAATAACTACCTCTTCAATTGTAGCGGTTTCCATAACTTTTTTTCTCTGCTCTTCGTTCATGCCTTTGCCCTCCTTTAGTCAATTAGTGAGATAATGTTTTTCTTAATATCTTTGTCAATGTCACGATAGCGAACAAATGCTTTAGAGCCTTCAACGTGTCCGCTCATGCTGCCAATTAAGTTGGGGTCTTGCACCTTCTTGTAAAGGTTGCCTATAAAAGTACGCCTTGCCATGTGTGAAGAGGCAACCTCCCAAATGGGGTGCTGCTCTTCTTCTCCCGTAGTGGGGTTTATGGTTGTAACGTTGCGCTTAATGCTGCAGAGATAAAGCAAACCTTTTATTGCATCGTTGTAATTTTGAGGTGTGATAAACGGCATTAAACGCCCTTTGCTATCCACGCCCTTATATTTCTCCGCCAATGCCTTTGCTCGCTCGTTTAGCGGAACTTCTACAACATTCGGTTTCTCCGATTTGGTCTTTGTGGGAATATACTGCAGCGCATCATCTACAACGTTTTCAGATGTTAGTCTAATGAGGTCAGAGACACGGCAACCGATTAAGCATTGAAAGACAAAGATGTCTCTTTGTATCGCTAACCTTTTTACCCCCATGTGAGCAACATCATGTACCTTCTTCCTGTCCTCATCGTTGAGGCTGTCCCATAACTCTTGCAAGTCTGCATCTGCAATGGCGTTTCTCTCTGCTATAGTCAAAAAGAAGGGCGTTCCGTAAGATTCAGTCCCTATCTTAACACCTTTGAAGGGATTGTTACTTGTTATTCCGTTTTCGTTGCACCAGACAAAGAACGCCTTAAACATTTTCATTGTCTTAACAAAGGTATTGCGCCCACGTTCTGCCAAAGTTCCCTTGTGTATTGGTTTAGCCTCAACAGGATATAACTCTAACATCTTGTTGAACAACTTTGGATTCTCTTCGGATAGTTCCTTCTCGTTGCGGAAATAGTCGAAAAAATCTTCAAGTGTTTCGGTGTCAATTGTGGCAACATTCAAAGAAAAAGACTCCCTTTTCTTGTCGGTCATTCGTACAAACAACTGATAACGGCACAATTGTCTAATTAGAACTTGGTATGCCTTATTGCGCCTCTCGGAAAAGTCGCTCTTTTCCAAATAGAGATTCATCATGCCGAAAAAGTCAATATCCCTAACAGGGTTTTCCAAATTGAGTTTTTCCATGATTTCTTTTTCCTGTTCCCTCTTCGCTATCTCTTTTGTTATAGAGTAATAACTAATGTCGCTTGCGTTCATTTCTGCAGTTGCTTGCATCGCCTTTTCAAAGAACTCGCTTGTTAGTTCCTCCATGTGGTTACTCATTGCAGAATAAATCTTGTCAATGCGATTTAGATAAGTGTCTAATTGGCTCTTTGCCTGTGTTGCTTCGGCTCGTTCCATGAAATTAAGTCTTCCCTTTTTAGGAATTATAATTTCGTTAGCCTCATCATCAAAATTTACAGGGTTTACCCAAACACCACTTTTAAACCTCATGCGGAAATTTTTTCCGAAGGTTGCCCTAACCAGAACTTGCCTCTTCTTTGAGAGGTCTTCTCTGCTCGATAAAGATAAATTGTACTTTGCCATTTTGATACGTTTTTAAATCCATTGGCAAAGGTAAAAATATATATTGAAAGTACCAAAATTTTTGTCCGCAAATTGTCCGCTACAATGCAACTTTAGGCAATTTTGTCCGCCCTTTTTGCAATTTTGTCCGCCAATCGGTTTTTTATAAAGTACTGATTTTGTGTATTTTAGATTTTTCTTAATTTTACAATGGTAGTCCCTCCGAGACTACAACCTAAATTTGTTATATTGCTTATTATCAATTATTTAGAAACATTTTTAGTTTGGTGTTTTTGGTTTTTGTCCGCCAATTGTCCGCTATAATTGATGTTTAGTACATTTTGGGCAACTAAAAAGGTCGCTCGCCCTCACAGGTAAGCAACCTAAAAAGTGGATTTAAAAACGCCAAAATTGGCATTTCGTTTGCAAAGATACTACTTTCCCATGAAAGAAACTAAATTTCTCCCTTAAAACTCTCATCAAAGAAGATATGGTCTTCAATGCTCGTTTGCATCTTGTTTGAGAGATATTCCGAAACAGGGCGAAACACCTTGTCAAAATCCATAACCTCTTTTTCGTTGCCCAGAACGTTAGCAACGATGTTGAATAACTCCTTTGAACACACTTGCGCCTTTATCCATTTGGCGGTGTTCTCACTAACTTTGATATTGCCTGTTTCCATACTGATATAATTAAAGTTTTGTGCAAAAATAGCATTGCAAAAATGATTCTGCAAATTGTTGTGGCTGCAAGTGTGTTTAATGCACACGGAAGGGCGTTTTATTTATGTAACTTTAACTAATAGAGAGGGCGTTTTCCGTTGTTTTTCCATTGTTCTTCCTCGATTGTTCCCCGCTTGCTTTTCGTGCAAATTCCGTGTCACGATATGCCCTTCTTTCCTTGTTTGTTCCTTGCTTGGGGTGTCTTGTTCCTTGCTTGCTCCCTACTTGCATTGCCTGTTATATCGCCCCAATCAAATAACTCCCACTTGTCAAGTATCTCAATATCGTTCCAATCATCTCGAATTTCAACACCCTCCCAGATGTCATTAAACTCAACATATTCCCAAATGTCTTTAAACTCAACATATTCCCACAAATCTATATTATGAGAAGATTCATTTTGTCGTTTTTTCTTCATATTAAAAACTCCTTATGCTTCAAGTTATAAAATCGCCTGTGAGACGTTTTCTTTGTGTGGGGTTGATAGTTGCCCACTCTGCCACGTTGAACGCAACACAGGCGATTTGTGGCAATAATAACCGCTTAAAAGGGTCTTGTGTCCTCTAATTCTTCCATGATATTTGCATCTACCTTTGGAATTCTGCCGTTAAGGTCGAAAAAGTATGTTGTTTCGGCATTAAATCCGATTACTTCTTCTCCCACTCCGATATTACGCCCTTTGGCGATAGTGAGCAATGCAGTTCCTTTAGTATCTATAGAATTGTCCTTATAAGACTTTCCGTAATACTCTGGGCGATATAGCAACAGGACAACATCTGCAGCCTCTGCAATTTGTCCGCTCGCTCTCAATCGTGCCAAATTAGGCTCTGGGTTGTTCCTATCCCTGTTCAGTTGGGATAAGGCGATAATACAAATATCTAATTCCTTCGCAAGATTCTTTAGTTTTCTGCTCACATCGCCATAAAATTGCTCGGTGTTGCCAATGCTTTGGTTAGTACCCAAAATTTGAAGGTAGTCGATAACTGCAATTTTCGTTTTGTTCTTTCTTGTGTTCGCCCTAATTGATAGAAGGATATTTTCTATTGAAGAGGTGCTTTTGTCATCAAAGAAGATAGGAAGAGTTTTCAAGTGCTTTGCTGCAAGTTCATAGTTACTCTTCTCTTCATCGTTCAGAGGTGCATATAATATCCTGTTGGAATTAACACCGCTTATTGTTGCTGCCATTCTTGCGGTTAGTTGTTGGGCGTTCATCTCCATTGAATAGAAGACAACAGGAACGCCCTTTGCTGCAACGTTGAGGCAAAGACACAATGCAAATGATGTCTTGCCCTGTGAGGTCTCCGCTGCAATTATAGTGAGGTCTCCCAGATGCAAACCAAAGCGAGAGTCCAAACAGGCGAATCCTGTGTTTATACCTTGCGCCTTGTTGCCGTTGCGGTTATCGCTTACTATCTTATCCATGCTGCAAACAACACTTTTCATGGATTGTGTCTTGTTGCTCTCTGCAGCAATGCCAACGCCATTCATTGCGTTTAACGCCTCCTGTATGTCGCAACCTTCGTTAGTACCAACGTTTATTAATTGGCAGCCTGTGCGCCACAAATCACGCCTTAAACGCAATTCTTTGAGCCTTGTAACGTGCTGCTTTAGTAGCAACTCACTTGGCAGACAACAATCTATAATTTCCGTGATGTCATCGGCATTTACATCTCTTTTGTGGCTGCTCATATATGCCAT